AACCTATATTGATCATAATTTAGATGGTTGTATATAGTCTTCAATGGTAGGTTCATCAAAATCTACAAGAGGTTTTTGAGTTCCTGGTTCAACAAGTTCTATAGAATTTTTTATATTTGGATCTTGATCTTTTTGAGGTGTAAAGAAAAACTCTATTTTTTCTCCTTTAGAATTTTGAACTGGAAGTATCTTACCCCCAGCTAATTCAACATATAAAACTATTCCAGTAGATGAACCATTTAATAACCATTTAGAATGTTTTTTTATAGAATCTGTCATTCTATTTTTTACATAAGCATTAAATGTTTTATCGTCTGAAACTTTAATTTCATCTGGAAGTGATTCCGCAGAAGAAAGAGTTGTAGCATAATGAGAAAAATCGTTACCCATAAATCTTTCTAAATAATCCGATTGTTCTACTGATAATAATATTCTATCAGCTTTATTTATTACCGCTTCTTTAGAAACTGGAACTTTATTAATATTATTTGGAATTAAATAAGTTCTTTGAGATGTGTCATAATCTTCTAAAAATTGTTTTACCACATTACTTGATGCTGTATCATAATTTTCACCTCTGTTAATTTCGTATAAAGCAGCTTTATATAATGTGTCTCTTAAAGATAAAATATATTCTTCTTTACTAACAGATCCTTCTGGTTGATTATTTATAATATCTTCATATTTTTCTAAATCTTTAGCTATTAAAGTTTGAATTTTTTGCAAAGAAACTTGACTAGGTAATTTTGGTTTTACTAAATTTTCTAAATCATTTATTTTTCCAGATGCTAAAATAGATTCATTTAAATTTTGATTATCCATAGACATTGCTGCTCTTATATGAAAAGGTAATTTTTCAGAAGATAATTGATCAAAAATAGTTTGAGCATTATTTTCTCCATACATAGAAACAATTCCATCTAAAATATTTTTTTGTTCTTTCCATGATTTTGTTTCATCTGTAATTGATGCAACATTTTGTAATGCTTCTTCTTTAGTCATTAATTTAACTGATAAAGGATGACCACCCATTTCTATTTGAGTTTCTCTCATGGAGTTTGAATAAATTTGAAATTTTTGTTTTTTAATTTCTTTATCTTCTTCATTTAAAAAATCATTATATTTTTCTTGAACTATTTCATTATATCCTAATATTAATTTTGCAGGATCAGAATTAAACATTTTTTCTTTTTCAACAACAAGTGTTTTTAATTCTTGTTGTAATTCTAAATCTAATGCTTCAGAACCTTTTCTTATTGGAAACATATTAGCAATAGACATTCCATCTCCCAATTTTGAAGTCATAATTTTTGAAGCAAAATAAGATGATCTTTCATAACCAGATTGTTTTTCTTTAAATTCATTGTAATAATTATCTCCTAAAACAAGTTTGACAGAATCCTCGTTAATATTTGCTTCTTTACCAGCTCTTTTTAATGCAAAATAATTTAAAACATCATCTTTTACTCCTTGAGATGCACCACTTTTTGCTTCAGTTATTAAAGATGTTAATGTGTCTACATCCAAATTTTTATATTGGTTTTTATCAAGTAATCCTTTTAAAGCATCTATAGGATCTTTAGATATTTTTTGTTTTGCAGTAAAATAATCTATTTTTCTTGGTATTAATGCAATATTGTTATCTCTAGTAGCATCATCTTGAGTTACATCATCAAGCTCAATTTGAACTAAAGTATTATAAGCAGTTTCTCTTGATAATGGATTGTCTGCAAAAAAATAATCTTTATATATTCTAGATAATTTTAATTCTTTTTGATCTTGAGCTTTTTGTACTGTATTTTTATAAACAGCATTATCAACTTTAAAAATTTGTTTTTGTTCTTCTAATAAATAATTATTTTGAAATAAATTTTTTACAGAATTACTTGTTGCTTTAGATTCATAAAAAGTTTTAATTCTTTTACTTTCATTCATTAAATAAGAATTAGCTTTTTCTTTATTAGTATATTTAGATGCTTCTTGAACTGCTGAATTTAATTCAATTACTGACGCATTTTCTAACTCTAATGCTTCTGTTTTATCTTCAATAGTTTTTTGTTTTATTCCAAATTCAGTAATTATATCAGAAACATCAGAAATAATTTCTGTTTGTTTTAAAGATTGTGTAGCAACAGGTATTCTTCCAGAATCTCCTATTTGTAATTGTCCACCAGATTTAAATTGAGGTATTTTTGGCATTACATTATATCTCCAGGATCTCTACCATATCCACTTTTACCAAAACCTGTAAATGTTTTTTGGTTTTGTAGTAAAGATTTATTTTTAAATCCACCCATACTATAAACACTTGTAACTCCCTTTATTGCAGTTGATATTTGTGCCATTTTAGCTTCAGCTTTAGCAATTTGTCCACTATATCTAAGATAATTTGCTTCATTAATTTTTTGAGTTTGAGCAACTTTTGCATTATAAGCAATTATATTTCTTTGTAATTGTGCTTCTTCAGCATTTTGTCTAGATAATCTCAAACTTGTTCCTTCTCTTGTAACTCCAGCTTTTGATAAAGCTACTGTTTCTGCTCCTACTAATCTATAAAATTCTTTATTAAATTGTGCAATATCAAATTCTTTTTGTTTTTCTATTCTAGATACATCTGATTCTACAGCATCAGCTTTTGCGTTAAAAGCTTGTTCATTAGATTTTCCAATAGCACCTTGTTGTTTAATTTGTACCGCAGTTAATCCTGCTACTGCTCCTTGCCAACTCATTAGAATAACCTCGCATACATATATTGATCAGAACCATCGAAACCAAATTTTCTCATTAAACCTTCTTCCTCTAAACCTAACCATTTAGCAAATTTTAAACCAGTTGTATAGTCAGCTCTTACAGCAGTTTGAACTCTTTTGATATTGTTTTCTTTAGCAACTCTTGCAAAATCTTTCTTAATAGCTTTAGCAACAAGTAAAGGATGTTGCAATACTTTGTTAGTAGCGATCACCCAACCTTCTGCAACTTGTCCCCAAATGATTTTCATACCTGCTGCAAAGATAGGTTCACCATCAATCATACCAGTAAATGCTAAGTTATCTTGTTCTAGGTTCATTGGGTTGCCATCAAATTCCATATCTTTATCCATCAATACATGATTCATTCTTTGCTTCATAATGTATTGACCGTGTTCTCCTTTGTATTTAACAATATTTAATATGCTATCCATCGTTTGTTTGTAGTTTAGGATATAGAGATAGTATTGTTAAAGGCAATGGTTGTGTTTGTCTTACAAATATAAAACCATCTGTTTCATAATTACCTCTGAACTCTACTTCTTTATCTCCTGTAAATACATTAACTCCACTATTCATAAGATTAGCAGAAGATCTAAATGGTATTCGTTCCATATTATTTAAGTCTGGACCAACTTCAATACCAATACTTTCATAAAGTCTTACAGTAATTTCATAAATTCTTTTAGTCTTAGATTGTGATGTACCATTTTGTGAACCTGCATCTATTCTCATTGTTTGTAATAAAGATGTGTATGACAAACCAACTTTAACTTTTGATGCTGATCTTACTAAAGTAATCTGACCACTTGATACAGTTTTGTTTGGATGAGTTGCACCATCAGCTAAGATCGAAACTTCTTGACCTTCAAGATGAGATAATCCAGATATTACTGTAGCAGGTGAACCATCATAAGATAATTGTGAATCTAAAAAATTAAATGAGGTATCATCTGTTTCATCAAAATCATATTCGTGCATATATTCAACATATCTTTTTGTGCTTCCATTAATTGTTCTTTTAATAATTACCCATGTTTGATATTCAGAATCATCTGTTGGAATTGTTGCAACACTTTCACAAACTGCATTACCACTTCCAAATGCTCCACCAAATATATGTCTATGCCAAGCAACAACTTGTTGTTCTCTTTGATAAGTAAGTCCAACTAATTGACCATCGTTTCTAACACACCAAATAATTTGATTAGGTTCTTGTTGATACGATAGTTGTTTGAATCCACCTTCTGAAATATGCTCGGCAAGGATTGTTAAGTCTGGAGCTATGTAACCATCAACATCAAAGTTGTAAGCTAGTTCTCTTAATTTTCTTTTAGCTCTTTGTAAAAATAATGTTGCATTACCTACAGCTAAAGCATCTACATTTGCAGCACCATTGTTAGATTGTTTTTTAATTAATATATTTGTTGGTGTAATTGCAATATCAGTTCCGCCACCACTAACTGCAAATTCACCCCCTGCTGTACCTACAATTAAAGTTCTTGTAGCTGTCATAAAACGAATTGCATTCACTTGGTTAGAAGCAATAGTATAAATAATAGCATCATCATCTGCTACTGTTCCATGATAATTATCATCCATGTTTTCATAATCACCAGACTTAGAAAAGAATAATGTTTGTGGTTGATCTTTAGTTGCAGCAAATACTAATCGTTGTTCAAAAAAGGTTACGCAAGAAGGATGACCTGTCGTATCTGAAAATGAACCTAATGCAAAATCTGTATCTGCCGAACCAGAAGATGGAGAAACAACACAAGTTGCTACTGCAACTGTTGAAGAAGTTCTTGCGGTAATTTTATAATGACCATCTTTAAAATGTACAAGTCTTCCAACATCAGTTGATAGCCAACCTTGATTATTATTAACACCTGTTGTAGATGATAAAGTTAAGTTACCAGAGCTTCCAACTGATGTATGACCAGCAGCTAATGTTGTAGTAGAAATATTATGATCTTGAAATGGACCATTCTGAAAGTCAACTTCAGTAAGTGTCCAGGATGTGTGTCCAGTTCTACTTAGCTTACGAACCTCATGGTTAGGATGACAGAGATACATAACATCAGCAGATTGTGCAAACTTAATATCAAATAGTTCTGCTTCTAAATAAGGTGAGCTAATTTCATAAGGTGATCCACCAGATAATATTTGACCATTGTCTTTATAAAATCTTATGTACTGATTACCAAACTCAAGTATGTAAGTTTGTGTTGTACTAAACTCAAAAGGAATCAATCTTGTTTCTTTAGAACTATCTTTTACTTCTGCTACATATTGTGTGCCAGATCTTCTTGCTGCACTTCCATGCGGAAAGATAATCATGTTCTCTAATGTCTTGCATCCTGTAGGATATTTTTGTAGATCGTTTCTACCATCTAATCTTGGTGATAATTCACCACCAGTAAAATTGGTTAATTGAACCGCAACTCTAGCCATAGGTTAGTACCTTGAGTTTATAAATGAAGAAGCTCCAATTATATCTGATAGACCATCATCTGGATTTGTATTTTGACCTTCAGTAGCATCAACAAATCTAGCTTCTTTTAATTTATCTTGAAACAGAGTGTACATATTTGAAGCTGTTGGATTAGAACTTGTTACTGCATAAGCAATGTCAGCAGCTAGTGCAGCTGATATAGTTTCTCTTAACAACTCATCATATTGATTTGGATCTGTTATTCTTGCAACATATTGTAATTTTATTGTAGCATGGTTTGCTAAAATTTTTCTACCTTCAATCTTATAATCGTAATCATAATTTAAAATGGTAAGCACTCTTAAACAATCTGCGGGTAAAGTAAATTGATATGCAAAACCCCATTTAGGTGTTGCAGTATCTCTTGCGAGTTCAGCTCTTTTAATTAAACAATTCCAAGGATGAGATCTAAATAAACTATCTCTAACTTGTGTGTATCTTGCGTTGCAAAGTCTTGCATTCTTTGAATCTTCTGTAAGTGATAATATGGTTGATGCACCAAGTTGGTTTAATGCTCCATTACAAATATCTACTACTGATGCCATACTTACTCCATATTTCTTTTTGAGTTAATTGCAACTCATCTTTTTTCTGCTTAGTTCTACTATTAATATCTCTTTCATCAATAATTTCAACTAAAGCATATCTATAAACTCTATTATCGTCTTGCCATTGAAAATGCAATAAATCTTTAGGTTCTTTATATAATCCTAAGTTTCTAGGATCAAAATCATTTTTAGTCATTCTTTAATATATATTTTCTTCTAATTTTTCTATTGGTTTGTAATGAGAATATCTCTGCTTCAGTTCTTTCAAGTTTTGCATCAAACCCATAATGTACTTTGCTAGTGTTTTTAAATCTATCTACTAATACATACCTGTAGATATAATCCCCTTTTCTAAAATGTAATATTGTTTTTAAATCTTTTACTTGTTTCATAATGATAGATGGGGGATTGCTCCCCCACCTAATGATAAGCAATTACGCTTCGTGAGCTTGGATTTTAACTACTTTGTCTTCTTCCATTCTAGTCGCACCGAATGCAGCAGAATAGTAAACTTGAGTAGCATAACCTTTGTCAGCTCTTTCATCGATTCTAGCAGTAGCATCTTTACCAACTGCTAAAGCGATTCCATCACTTACGAAAGCAATACAATCTCTTTTAGATGAAGCAATGTTCAATCTGTTAGACACGACGAAATTAAATCCTAAGAAAGAATTAATATCACCTTGTGCTAATGCTTTAACTGTATTGAAATCACTTGAAGTCACTTCAGTAGTTCCTAATAGATCTGTGATCTGTTTAGGAGATACGATGATGTGTCTTGGTA